TATCAACCTCACCATTAATAACCAGCGTATTGTTGCGGTGCATATTCCAAAACTCACCAATAACACTGGCCTGACTTGTCAGGGGTGGCTTGACTTCTTCTTTCATCTCACCAAACTGAGTGAGCATCCATTTGAACACTTTGCCGACATCAATATCAAAAAGCCCCAGACGCTTAGCAAATAAAGCCCCAGCAATATTACAAGCAGCAACACCGGACCAAAAACGCTCCCGGTTCGTGAATCCAACCTTTTTATCAATAATCTTTTGGATTTGGCGAACTTCTTCAAGCCGCTCTTCCAAGTTAGAAACCAAGTCACGCAGATATATACGCCCCGCATGACCATAGTTTGTATACAGTTTGGGGTAAATTTCATCGGCTTCTTCTTTGGTTAGTAATTTAACTGACGGGATCTCGTACTCTATAACCCGCATTAACTCTCCGTCTGCCGATTTGGTCAGCGACTTTAGCTTGTCTACAACTGATGCGTTTGACGAGCACAAGAGAATGGTTTCCCAACGGGCAAAGTTTTTACGTTCTTCGTTAGCACTGGCTCTCATTCGAGCACGGCCTCGGCCTTGTGAAACAGCATATGCAAAATCAGAGAAATCGTCCGGGGTCATTTTAGTAATCTCATCACAACCCAAACCGATATTGTTCATAACCCCAAGCCGGTGCAGTCGGACATTCATGGTGTCCCTCTGAATTAGCATCAGTTCTTCCGGGTGTCCGTACACACTGTGCATGGCTTTGAGCGTTGTGGTTTTACCAGTACCAGACTCATTGTTGATTAGATTAATGATGGCCCCTTTTAGGTTTAGTAATTTCATAAGGGGGGCACCAAAAGCCGTAAAGAACCCGAAAGCGTGTGGCTCAAACCCGGGGTTATTGTAGACATTCACGACGGACTGCCATTCTTCTAGCGTACCTTGTGGCTCAAACCACGGCGATAGTTCTTTAGTGTAACTAGATGGTGGGCTGTACTTATCCGCGTCGGCGCAGATCTCAGTGTCTCCAACTACAAAAGACTTAAATTTATCTGTCCAACCAAACTGCGTTCTCATAATCTCTGCCTCGTGTTTAAACTGCAACTCCTTGGTGAATCGAACTACATAAAACATTATGGATTCCATCTGTTTTGCCATTGCTATGATGCCGTGATATGCAAGCTTGTCCCGTAACTTTTCTTTTGCCAGCAAATCCATAGCCGCCAATGCAAACTCTTTGACCCCATCTCTTGGTGTATGCAACCGCATCCAAACCACTTCGCCGTACTCGGGGTCGCGCATGCGTTTTACTACATACAAGTCATGCTCATAAACTAAGTCTGGATCATCTCCATCTTCTGCAGGGCGGCAATAAACGCCGCCGTTTTTACCTCTAAAGAATGGGAACGGGTACTCAGGAATAGTGTATGTAACCGGCATAAATGCCGCTGGGGGCGTAACTTGAACGACATTATCTTCCGGTGCAGCCTCGGCAATTTCAGCGCCAAGCACAATAGGTGATTTAATCTGCCCCCAATGCTGACATTTGTCACAGACGCCGGGGTTGTTTTTGTTAAAGACTTCACAAGTGTACGGACCTTTAATTAACTTAACTTTATTTTCGGTCTCTTGTATAGAATAGTTTGGGTGCCCTTTAGATATCTCATGTACGGCTGTGTCGCTGTCTATGCAATAGGCTGCAATGGATAAAGCGCCGCGCCAAAGCGGTTCTTCCAAACTTTCTTGGTTATCCATCGCATGTTTTATCTGAGCACACCCCTCGTTGTTCTGAGTTTTTAGCCAGATAGTCTGGAACCGAGACTGTCGGTTACCCATCAAAGCTTTGGTAAGTTCGTTTAAATTGCTAGTAGCATAATCAGGCGCTTCTCCGTCTGTGTCGGATACACCTAATAAAGTCTTAAACGCTTCAAAGTCTACTGGTTGCGAAAGGTGCTGTAGCTGAACTTGCGCAGGGGGGTCGGGTTTATAGTTTAGGGTCTCAGGTATTCTTAAGATAGATGCTGCGTCTGATGTACGAGCGGGGTCGGCTTCGAGGTTGTAATCAACACAAAGTTTCTTTAGCTTCTCTGCTACCCGCTTCCAATCAAGTCTAGGGACAGCCGATATCAAGGGCCAATAAACATGCAATCCGCGCCCTGAATTAACAATAGTTGGCTTTGGAAGCCCCAATGTTTTACAAAAGTTGAGCAGGGCTAAAGCCCCATCAGCCTGATCCGCATAGGGTTTTCCTTCTCCGCAATCGATATCAAGCCAAAACGACTTAATATTTTTTACGTTATCCGCTGTCCGAGTAGAAGGCTTTTCGTACTTTGAGCAAGCAAAATAGACGTCATAGTGCTTCGTTAAGAGGGTCTGTATTTCTTGATCTGCTTCTACCAAAGTCTGCACAAAAACCTGTTTTGGCAGTCCTTTTTTCTTTAAGCCGACAATACAGTACCACCCCTCTGTGGATAGCACCGACGACAATAGGTCTGTTGTAGCCATTCCTAATCCAAGTGGACTTTAGTTTTAAGTTTCGCAATGACTTCCTCAATCTTCTCAATCTGTTTTTTGCGAGGCATTTCTTGACCTTTAAACCATTTGTATACGGTCATACGGCTTACGCCGAAGAACTGTGCTGCGTCCGAGACTGGGATATCTTGAGCAATACACAACCTCCCCAGCATTACACCGGGGTGGGTTGCGATTGCGCGTTTGTTAGTTTCTATTAGCCGAAACGAGTAGCCGCGTGTTTCTGCCATACTTACTCATCGTCGGTAGACCACTCGTTAAGGACATCAGCAAATTCTTTCTTAGCTGCTGGCTCAACATTTTTCTTGGCTGTTTTCTTGATTGGCTCGGCTATTTCGGCGTCTGCTTTTGCTCTGCCCACGATTTCATCGCCAGAAACTAATTTATATTTAGATTCTTTCTTAGGCTTAGCACCGTCAGTTTGTGTCGGGGTTTGCACGACTGCAGACTTAGCAGCGGGGCTGTTGCCTTTTTCTTTAGCAATTGCCCACTCTTCACGCTCCAAGAACCTGACCGGCTTAAAGGTTAGCTTAGGAGTTGCACTGTCCGAATCAAACTTCATCTCGGTAACGAGGGTGTTGATGTTCTTACCTTGCGACCCTACATACTTAGCGTATTGCTGGAAGGGCATCTTATCCAAATCGCCTCGACCAAAAATTGAAGTAGAAGGCAGCGTTAACTGAAATACGTCCCCGTTTATATCGCTCTCAAGAACGACAGCAAGCCTTTGTTGAAACCGGCAAGCGCGAGAGTCACCTGAACCAGATCCCTTGATATTCTGAGGACACCCATCACAGGTCTTATTTTGGGCAGACTCGATGCTTGGGTCGGGCGTAATACCGTCGTTCGACCAGCAGTCGGGTGCAACTGATTCTCCAGCAACATAGGCACCAGCGTAGAATTGCCGTGATACATGTGGGTTACCGTTAACAATAACTACATTCATTGCACGGTTTTCGTTCTTAGCGATCTCTTCGCCGTTAACCATCATGCGAAACACACCGCCACGAATAGAGACTCGTTTAAGTGCCGTGTTACCAGCTAAAGACTTAGTTAAGTCATCAAGCTCGACTTCCTTAAGATAGTCAGGAAGGTTTTGGTTAAATAAAGCAATATTACTCATTATTTTCTCCTAATGGTGAAGGCATACTCTTGATCCACATTTAAACCCGGTGGATGCACTTCGGGGTTTTCTTCTAAAAATTCACGCATATTTGTTTGGCATATGCGCTTCTCCAACAATTCCATAGCGCCATGCTCTTGCATGAAACCATAGAAACTTTCCCAATCGTTAGTCCAATATCGATTTTTAATGGTGCGGTAAGCAATACCATGTGGGGTTTTAAAACTTGTAGCCCCAGTTTCTTTCGATATCTCTAACAACTTGTGCTTTAGCACGCCCATCTGCTCGTCAAGGTCGGCAATCTTAGCCTCGTACTCGCGTGCAAGTTCTAGTTTTGTGTCTCGTATTTTGATGTAAACAGAGACGATTTTATCTATGGCTTTATCCATATATGTCCTCTTGGTTGTTTTTTACTATTCTATCTAAAAACTGTACTTTGTCAAGTATCTAATTCTTTTTTGTACAAATCAATTATCTTAGTGTGGAAATCTAATTTGCTTTGCAACATCGCATACAACTTTGTTTCTACAGGACTGCCCTCGATATGCACTACGGTTACAGGATTCTTTTGCCCTTGTCTGTGTGCACGCGAGTTAGCCTGCAGGTAAGTCTCAATGGAAGTCACTGGGGCATACCATATGACGACGTTTGCAGCAGTCAATGTTACCCCATGTGCGGCGGCTTGTGGTTGTATTAATAGAACTTTGGGGTTAGGGTTTTCCTGAAAGCGTTTGAAGATGTCTGTGCGTTTATTGACACTTACAGAACCGTTAATAACTTCAGACTCTATCCCTTGTTTGGTGAGGTATTCTTTTAGTAGATTAATAGTGTGAGTAAAAGGTACAAAAATCAATACCTTATGTGAAGCTTCTTCAACTACTTCCTGAATTACCTTGAGACGGTTTGAGACATCAAATTCAATTACGTTACCGTTGTCGGTGTAGACCGCACCACCTGAAATCTGTAGTAATTTAGTCAGGCTTGACGCTGCGTTCACAGCCGATACTTCTTCTCCAGCAGCGGCAATAAGCATATCTTTCTTTAACTGACGATAATATTTCTCTTGCTGCGGGGTCATAGGGACATACCGAGATGTGTAAAGCATTTCCGGCAAGTCAAGGCATTCCTCTTTCGTATACCGTATGGCAGGCTGAAGCAAGTCATGCACGACTTCGTTTGCTTTCGGTTTTGGGATCCATTTAAACCTAGTGAGTTGATACATAACAGTATCTCTAAAACCACCCAAGGTCATCGGCGCTCTTTCGGGCACACACAATTTAACGAGTCCGTAGGCATCAAGCGGAGACTGCGCGGCAGGTGTGCCTGTCATCATCCACAACCATGTGGTTGGTTGGACAATATCTCTCATTATTTTAAAGCGTTGAGTGCGAGAACTTTTGTAAGCATTTGCTTCGTCAATAATAATTAGGTCAAACTTTCCATTCTTGATGTCGTCTTTTACAATCTCTACCCCATCAAAATTAATAATGACGTAATCTGCCCCACTATTAATGATTTCGGTTCTTTTTTGTCTTGTCCCATAAGCAACGTCTACATGCCTGTGGATTGCAAACTTAAATAGGTCTGCTTGCCATGCGGATTGCATAATAGATAGGGGACAGATAACC